GTGGAGGTGGTGTAGTCCTGAACGGGACACTTCCCTTTGACGAGCACCCGGCCACCATTATCAAGCTTGCGCTGCAGAGCATCATTTTCAGCTTTTGCATCGGCTAACTCCTTCGTGTATTTGGCATCGAGCGCTGCAACATCACGCTGGCGCACCTGCATGTCGGTGATGGTGGCGTTCGCCAGACTGAGCGCCTGCGTTTTCTCGTCACGTTGTTTTTTGTACTCAATGGCGTTTTCCCGATACCGGTTGACCAGAAAGGCCAGCGCGCCAGTCAGCACCAGCACCACCAGCGAAAGCCAGTATTTACGCAAGAGCTTTTCGATCATAACAATGCCGCCCGCGCACGGTTATAACGCTGCCGACGGTCTTCAATGCCATTCTGGCCGCCATTAATAAGCTGCGTGACGCGGGCCAGGTCGCCGGAGTAAAGCAAACAACCGCTGGTGGTGTAAAACCATGCCGCCGAACGCGCTGCATTACGGTCCTGCTCCAGTTGCTCCGGGCTGGTGACCAGATCGAGTTTCAGCGCGGCGCCGCAGCGTCGGTAATTATCCAGCCCGGTGATCTGAATCAGGCCGCGACCGCGATATTTCCACCCGTCGCCCGGGGCTTTGTTGCCAAGGCGTTTGCTGTAAACCAGATTGGCAATAGCGCGCTGGCGCTCCAGTGGCAACACCTTTTCATATGAACGGCGGCCCAGCGCGTTTGCCTGGTCCTGAGTAAGCCGCCCGGCGCGGATGAAACCCGCCAGACTTGAAATGCTGTAATTCATGCTCTCCACCAGACGGGTGAAGCCAACGGATTCATGCCCGGTCTGCGCAATAAACATCGCCTGGTCAGTCGGTGCAGTGATACCGAATTCTTTCATGGCGGCATCAATGTGTGGAAACCAGCGCGCAGCTAATCCGGCGCTTATACCAGCCGCCTGCTGAAATTGTGATTGCTTCATTCAGACCTCAGGACATAGAAGAGCCGCGCCACATTCCCCCGTGCCCTGAACACGGCGGCGCAGATAATCAGGTTGATTGTCACGGTTGCCCAGTGGGTATGCAGATACGAATCGAAGAGGTACCGGAACGGCACCGATGCATACGCCAGGATAATCAGATATGCAAGCCATGACGCCCACGGGTTATGTCGCCCGCCAGGCTTACGGAACATCATCAGGCGCAGAACAATGGCGGCGCAGGCCACCACGTTCGTCACCACCAGCGGATCGTTAGTTACCATTGGTTCCCCCTCTCCAGCGTGCGAGCAGCTTTAGCGGGTCCTGTTCACTGAAAAACGTCAGCGTCTTGATTGCCACGGCAGACAGCATTACCGCGCCGAGAGCATCCAGCGGTTTATCGGCATAGCCGGTTATGCTCGCCAGCCATGAACCCACCAGCCCGGAGCCATACACGCCAGCGAAATACGAAACAACGAAATATGCAGAACGGCGGAAAATCGTCAGGTCGGCAGCGGTGGCCACGTAGAACACGGCCCCGGCAAACGCGCCGAACACCACGCCGTAATCAGTACCGGTAAGCAGGCCAAAAATGCTTGCGCCGGTCAGTGCACTACCACCAGCTAAAGTAGTGCCGGAAACAGGATCGGACATTACGCCCCCTCGTTAGTGGTGAGTCCTCTCAGGAATGAGGGGAAATAAAAAGGCCGCCGAATGGCAGCCTGTTTAAGATGTTATTTTTTCAGATGCGTATCACTTGATGGACTGCAAGTTTGTTTGTGTTCTGGCAGATCTTGATGGCAATTACACATCATTTGATCCACATCGCATACGCCTTAATGATTTCACGATAAAGGTAATCAGCCAGTTTCTGCTGGCTTTACCACATAGGAGCTAAAATGCTTTCAGCAAAAGAAGAAGCTTTTATCTTGAAACACGACGGAACCAGAGTAGGTCCCTATAATGCAAAATTTGCCGGAGACACAGTCATAATAAATGACAAAATGGCTGACGTAGATGATGGTGATACGGTAGTGCGTGTGCTTCCTAATGGGAAAGAAGAACACAAAGAAATTTATAAAGCTAATTTCTACGATACCAGCATCGGAGGGTTCGGCCCTCACTATCAACTTAAAGTTGGTCCTAAAAAGACTATGCCCGCCCTCTCTTCGCAGCAGATCAATATTCACGGCGGAAATGTTCAAATTGGTAATCACAATCGTCAGGAGATCACCAATAGTATTGAAACGCTCATTAACTTAATTGATAACTCAAATGCACAACCACAAGAAAAGGAAGAAGCAATAAGTCTTCTTCGGCGGTTCGCTGAACATCCTTTGGTTGCATCTATCGCCGGCGGGGCAATAGGCTTGCTTTAAAAGTTAAAAACCCGCTATATGGCGGGTTTCTTAACTCTGAACATACAATGCCCATCGTTAACGTCAAATTTACACAAAAACGGCAACTTTGCAAGTAACGTGACGCTAAATTATGAGATTTATATCATATCCTGCGTACGTGTTACCTTTTTCAGTTGTGCATCCGCATTGCTTTCTTCCTCAAAGCATTTGGTTACCAGACTTTCATAGAACGGCTTCCAGCTATATCGCCATGTACGGTCCGGCAGGCTGTCCAGTTCAGAAAGAATGCCACGGTATGCCACTGATGATTTTGGCCTGCTGTATCCCCTTCCCTCGCAGCGTTTACACTCTTTATAAACCGGCACACCCTGAAGCTCTGAATTCTTGCGGTCGAGAGTCTTGCCCGTTCCGCCACACTGGCAGCGTTTACTGATTTTACCGGTACCGTGGCATTTCTCACAAAGATGATGATCTGTATCGGTGACCTCACGCTTAACTTCAAAATCAGAAGGCGACTGCCCCATATTTTTGGCGAACTGAGGCAGGCGCATTGAGTAATGGCTTTTAGTGATCATGCTGGTTTTAGTGATCAGGCCTTTACCATGACACTTCGGGCAATCGTAACTGTCTGCGGCTGATGAGGCGTAATCGTTAAAGGCGAACCGGGCGAGGATCCGCATGCATAGCGGAAATTTTTTGCCGGCTGCTTTGCGCACCGCCATTGGCGCACGCAGTTTGGCGTATTCGGTCAGCCAGGCTATCGCGGCATCTTTATCCTGTGGGCTAATCCCCGCTTTTCCCAGATACATGGCAAGCCCGATTCCAGCGTCTGCCTGAGTCATACCCAGCGCGGCCATCACATCCGTTACCGTTAACTGTTCGCTCGCAGTAGCGCGTACACTGTCAGAAATATGCATCCCTTTCGGGGCGAAAAATTTTATTACGCTGTCCAGATTCATCGCGGTCTCCACTCCGTCTACGCCAGCGCGCCAATGGCAAGCGCCCGGTCTAATGTTTTCAGCAGCAGCTCCGGCTGCGTGCCGTATTTGGCTTCAAAAGCGCCTACATCCGCATGAAGTTCATCGTGGTGCGTTCTGCACAAAGGCAACACGAATAGGTCATGGGCTTTGGTCCCCATCCCGCCCTGACCGTATCCGATCAGGTGGTGGGGATCGTCTGCTGTTTTGCCGCAGCACGCGCACGGCTGCGATTTCACCCAGCGGGTGTATTTCTCGTTTTGCCAGCGGCGGCGCTTCGGTCGTAACATGAATGACTCCGGCGTCTCCGGGTCAACCTTCAGCGCCAGCACCTGTTTTACAGCCTCCTCAACGATGCTGGTGGCCGGTACCGACGGCATAAGGTCCGATTCACGGGTTACCGACTGGATAACCCGCGGCGGCATGCGCATCGCCTGGCGCGCGACTGAGTCCGGGATCACGTGTGCCAGCTTGTTGAACGTAAGCCACCAGCACAGCTCCGGGAGGGTCACCGCGTGGGAATCGTCGAACCCCAGCCCGCGCCGAACCACCGACAATACCCAGGCTACCAGGTTTGCCCGCGCAATGCCCGCCAGTTCGTCAGTAAAATGGTCCCGCACCTTGTTGTCACAGGACCAGCACAGCCGCAGCGAGCCAGGTTCATGCCGCATGGTTACCATTTCGTGGTGGTGGTAGCTGGCATGCGGGTACTGACAGCCGGTTTCACGCAATAGCCAGGCTTCCAGGCTTGCCAGTCCACCAACACGCTGTATCACTTCTGGATGTTCGAATACTGGCACCATAACCGGGTCTTCTGCCAGAGGCTGGCGCGCCGCCGGGATTTCACCTGTCGGCAGATCGGCCAGTCGCTCCGGTTCGTTTTCCAGCAAAATGCGCCCGCGATAGAAGTGCGGTAGCAACTCGGGTCCGGGGCGGAAAGCCACCAACCCAAACTCTTTAACGATCACAGGGGTTAGTAACGCTCTCACAGACACCTCAATGCACGGTTTCGAGCAGACGCAACAGCTCCTGAAATTTCGACTCAAAGAAATGCGGCTGTGTTTCGCGCGGGTTCGCCGGGCTGGTGATGTTCTTACCGTACATGCAACCCTTAGCCGTAAGCGACCAGAACTTTTTCACGCCACCCGGGCCGGAACGACTCTGCCGTGTTTTTTGCTCAACGATGCCCAGCTTTGCCAGTTGCTGATAAACCTGGTTGGCGGTCAGGCGAATGCTGTTGGCTTTCAGCAGCGCGCTGAGTGACTGCGTTGGCCTGCTGCTCCCGTCCTGAGCATCTGCCGGCGCATCGATAGCATATTGCGGTGCCAAGTTCGGCAGCCCGACCGCTTCCTGTAGCTTCTGGCATGCGCCCAGCACTGAGGAATTCGACAGGTTCAGCTCTTTGCGCATAAAGCCGAGAAGAATGACGCCCGCCTGCATCTTGTCCGCTGCCTGGCTGGCGCTGATTTTCTGAGGCTGATTCACCGTCGCGTCGAAAGTGCGGATCACCTTCAGGTTAAACACCGGGCTGATCCACATTGCATAAGCAAACACCACTTCGCGGGAAACATACGTGCCCTGCGCAGCGCCGCCACGAATCGACTCGATACAACCGATGCTCACATCTGAGCAACGGTCAATTTCCGCACAAAGCTCCCGGGTTGACTCCATCCGCAGAAAGTTACCAGGCTTGTGCCGTTCCTCTCCACCAGCTGCGTGGTGCAGATCGTTCAGGCAATACCGCCCCTGGCTGTCTCGACGCACTGTTACCCCATCAATGACCATTAACTGTTGCATGCTGTTCTCCACTGTTCAGGCGGCTGCACCCGCCGTTTGAATTAACGTTTGTAGGATATTCTCTTTGTCCCGCTATAGTGATGAATGCGTAGAAACCTAAGCAGCGACCGATGGTTGGTAAGCACTGATCTTGATCTCTACTTTTCCCTTCGGTATCACTGGCCCCCACTCCACCAGCATTTTTTTAACCTGACTGTCGTCCTCCCAGACGCCCGCATGCGTCAGCGCGTCAA